CGCTATTGACGGGAATTTTGGCATACCTGCCCAATTATGGCCAATACCTTCTCAATGGGTTAAGATTGTAGCTGGCGGTGAGGGTGAGGATTGGGTAAAAGGATATAAAGTTCGTAAGGGTGCCGTAGAAGTTGATTTTGGCAATGAAGAAATTCTGAATTTCAAACTAGGTAGGGATCCAATAGATGTCTTATACGGGCAGGGTTTTGTGGAGTCGGCATGGGAAGAACTTACTCTCGACCAGCAATATAAGAATATGGAAGCGGCATTTGCCAGCAACCTTGGAAGACCCGATTGGTTGGGATTTGTAAGTTCTGGAGATACTGATACCCTAAATCGCCTTCAAGCTCAGATTAACCAGAGGCTAAGTGATACACGTAATACTGGCAAATTCCTACTTCTGGGTGCTGATGAATCTGAAATGAAATTTGAGAGACTGAGTTTCCCAGAATATCCGCTGAAAGGCTCTTCTTCCGGAGGTACTGCCAGAACCCCAATTTTGGAAACACTTGCGTTTATATGGGGTGTCCCTCTAACTAAGATATTCACAAATAAATCTACTCGAGCCTCTGGTGCTATAGGTGAATTCACCTATATGAAGGATACTATCACTCCATTTCTCCGCATGATAGAGGATGTGCTAAATAATAAACTCCTCCCAATGTATGGAATTGAAGATGATGCATTTATGGCTTTTGATTCTGTTATCCCTAGAGATATACCACAGGACCGCGCGAGAATTCAAATGCTTGTATCTGGTGGCGTACTAACTAAGAATGAGTTGAGAGAATGGGGTAATATGGAACCACTACCTGAATTGGAAGATGAATTTGTAGGTTCCTCATCTACTGCCGCCCCTGAGGAAGAAGTAGATGAAGTAGATGAAGTGGATGAGACAACAGAGCCCAGCGACGGAATGGGTTAAAGGATAAGGAGCATGGAAATGGTTACAAAATACAAATGGCATTTATCAGTTGTTGCTTTGATGATTATTTTATTTATGCTGTCATCGGGTTGTAATGTCAATACTTCATTAGAATCACAGCATGACCAGCTATTAGTTGCAACAACTGCATATTCAACAACGCTGACAGTTCTGACTGAAATGCGGCGTATGGATAAATTATCAGATGCACAAATAGCACGTGTAAATGAATATAAACCTGTAGTACGTGCTGCTTTAGATGCATGGCGTAAAGCATTGGAAGATGGCCAAGAGACTAAATCCTATATCAAGGCATTTGACGCGGCAGTTTTACAGTTAATGAAGGTTTATTCTGAAGTACAAGGAGCCGAAGATGGATCCTAATTTGATATTGGCAAGTTTGGTGGCGCTGAAGGAAATAGTGAACATAATTAAAGTCGCCAAGGAGCTAGGGCAAGATACAGTTGATTTAAAAGATATAGAGGCAGCATTTGCAAAGGCTGATGCTGCCGAACTAGAATGGGACGACCTCAATGCATAATACAGTCAAAGTACCAAATCCTGGGCCGGATGAATCGAAAGAAGATTTCATAAAAAGATGTATGTCCAACGATGAAATGGTGAGTTCTTTCCCGGACCAAGACCAGCGATTAGCAGTTTGCCATACTGCACTAGAGAAAGAAGTTGAGCCAGAGAAGTCTATAGAACCACAAATTGAGTTCGCGGCGTTTAGTGCTGAATTGAAGGCTATAAAGGCCGCTGGAGATTATGACTTCGAAGCTAATATCACTACAAATTCCATTGATAGAGATGGGGATGTGGTATTACCTCTTGGTGTCTCGGCCAAACAATTCGCCAAGAATCCTGTAGTTCTCTGGTCACACGATCATAAATCTCCTCCAATTGCCAAGGGCGTGAAGTTAGAGAGGCATGATAATAAATTAGTTGCTAGGGCCAAATTTGCGCCACGTCCAGAGAATCATGAAGGGCCGTGGCAGCCAGATGTAATTAAGCACCTGGTCAAGGAAGGCTTCCTAAATGCTATTTCTATTGGGTTCAGGACTAAGGAATCTAGGTATCCGTCCAAGAAGGATTTGGAGGTTTATGGCAAAGACGTGCAGAATGTGATTTCCAAGTCTGAATTAATTGAATTCTCCATAGTCTCAGTACCTGCTAATCAGAATGCCCTGATTACTGGAGTCACAAAAGCAGTCAGTTCTGGGGTTATAGATTCTGAATTTGCACAGAAGGCATTTGGCATTGAAATTAAAGAAACTGAGCCAGAAATTAAATCCATACCCATAGAGGACTTCACAACTGAGGTGAAGGAAATTAGTGAGGTAGTTACACCTGAACCTCAGCCGGTTATTGAACCAATCCTTGACCCTATCACTGTCAAGGCAGTAGTTAGGCGTCATCTAACTGCCAAACAAATTGCAAAACAGGTTGATAATGCGATAAAACGCAAGCTTGGGAAGTTATACTAATAAGGAGCCACCTCCCAGGCAAATTATATAATAGATGAACAGGCACATCTTTGTCTGAGCTGGATGCTTCGCCGAAAGGCTGCGAGCCAGATAGTCTGAGATTGCTCGGGTTCGAGTAAGACGTTTAACTTTAACACGAGGAATTAATAATGCTTTACACTAAATATCTGGCTATGGTCGAAAAGATGGGTGAGACCGAAGCTAAGGAAATCCTGGGCGACGAGCAATTAGTCGACGCCGAGGGCAAGGAAGTTAAGATGGAGGTTGTCGAGAAGGACAACACTCTTGAAGTAACTGCAGCCGTAGAAGCCGCTGTTGAGAAGGCCATGAAGGCCAATATCAACAATATCCGCGTAACTGCTGAACCCCCAGTTAAGAAAGCCTCACTCGTTGAGTCGATGAAGTTCTACGTCGATGCGATGGTGAAGCACCCAGGCCAGAACTGGTCCGAGAAGGCTGCAACTGCTGGCCCGACGACTGGTAATGCCGCTGGTGCAGCTGGAACTGCTAACTCCGCAATCTTGAGTCCTACTGAAGTTTATCAAGAGCTTCTGGGTGCGACTTTCGATTCCGACGTTATCAGCATGCTAAACCACATTCCAGTTAGCTTCCAGAACCTGAATGTGATTTATAGGAACTACAATGCCATTAGTACTGCCACTATTAGTGCAGAACTTGGTGTTAAGGGTGAAAATGCTCTTGCGTTGTCAAGTCGAAGTTTGGAAACCAAGACTATAAGTGCTATTTTCAACGTATCGAACGAAGCCCTTAGCGACGCCCCACAGCTGGCAACCGAAGTCCAGAAGGTTCTGATTTCTGACTTCCAGCGTCAAGTTGAAAATTCCGTGATTAATGGCGGTGGTCAGTTTACTGGTATAGTTGGCGATGCTGCAACCCTTACTGTACAGCGTCAAACTGCTGGTACTGTAAGTCGTCTAGACTTCGCGAATATGTATTCCGGTCTGTGGCATCGTGGCCTGAATATGGCTACGACCCGTTGGATTGTCAACCCACGCGTATGGCCACTGGTTGATGCTTTCCGCGACCTAAATGGTGTGCAGGTTGGCGAGAGGGCTTGGAATTCGATGTTTGGTATTCCGATCATCCTGAGTCCATTCTGCCCGGCAGTTGGTTCAACTGGTGATGTGCTATTGGTTGATGGCTCCAAGTATGCCTACGGTGTGCGTCAGCAGCCACAAATTGATTTCTCTGACCAATTGTACTTTAATTATAATACTAGTTCCTTCCGCTTAGACGCGCGAGTCGCAGGTGCCCCGCAGCAAAGTGCTCTGATTCCGGAAAATGGTTCGAACTACTCGTGGTTCGTAGAGCTAGATGTTGCTACCTCATCTGGTGGAGCGACAGACTTCGACTAATTTTAAATAGGTAGCTCCTTAGTGGGCGGTATTACCTCTCTGGGGGTGGTGCCGCCCACGCCTATGCGCAGAGACATAACAAACTCAAATTTAATGAAAGGAGCTAAAATGCTATACTTATTGAACAAACCATACATCTATACCAAAGAAGATATGGAATATGATGACATTATAAATACGATTCCTACTGATGTTGAAGATTGGAAGAGAGTTGCGATAATTATAAATGCATCATTTGAAAGTACAGTGCAATTTTATGAATTGGATGATGGTAATAAGATTAAATTGCATAAAGAACAAGTGACAACTGGCATATATGAAATTAATACCAATAATGTTAGTTATATAGGTATAGAAATAGAGCCTCATCAAAAGTTAGAAGATGATGACCAGATGTTGATTGCTGCAATTGGAGTAAACCCAAACACAACTCCATATATTGGCGAAATGATAGATGAAGATATTGCCCATAAGTCGTTTGGCCATGGAGAATTACCAAAGGACCACCACCCAAATGCTATGTAATTACGAGAACAAACAATTGACTTCTAAATCTAAAGCAGTAACTGTTAAGGAGGCGTTGAAGAAACGCAAGAAGAGATTTAAGAAGCAATCAAAACCAAAATAATTATCAATAGCCTGAGCCGCGCGGAATAGCCATTAATTTTAACCTCCCACCTCAAACCGCCCTCAGGCTATTGATGTATAAAGAATAGAATTTTTTCTCAAAGATAGCATATAGCCCTTCTAATGGCTGGGCTGGTTAAGAGAGGTAAATTAAATGGCTTTGACACCAGTTGTTGTTAAGACATCTGTAACAGAAGTTATGTCAAAAATGTGGTCCGTCTCTATGACGCTCACAATTACAGATGATAGTGGCCCTGGATTCTCCCGCCAATTTTCCCAGAATTATAAAGAAGGGAATGATTTGGTTGATTTATACTTTGCATTCTTGGCGGATATGCGGGACGCTATTGACAAATATGAAACTGAGCAGGCTTTATATAATAGCGTCCAATTTGATAATTTAGTCACTGCGTTGCAAAATGCTATGCAGAGTGATTTAGAGGAATAAATTATGGCTACAGCCACTAAAAGCAATACAGCTTCATTAGAATGGACAGATTTACCATTTGCTACTGCAATAACAACTAATGATATTTCATTATCAACTTCCTTTAAAGGCGGCATAGCAGTTACTGTAGCTCATGGTGATGGCACTGCAAATGCTTTAGGTGTCAATGTAATTATTGACGCGAAGTTTGCTGCCGACCCAGATGAATTTAGGACTATATATGAGCTTCGTATGGCAGCTGGTACTGCAACAGCAAATGATTTGGCCGTCGCGGCTACAAATGGCGATAATACTATTCAATTAACAAGTTCTGCGAGTTTTAATAATCTCGGACAAGCTATTTTCATCTATGACGGCTCGCTAGGCACAGATGGTGCTACAGAAGATAGTGAAATAGTCCATGTTCAATCTGATGATGGTGCTAATGTTCTAGGGTTAGCAAGTCCAATTGCTATTGCTCCTGGTCCTGGGCATGTTTTGGCAACAGTTGTAACTACAGACCCAGTTACTAAATATTTCCCAATCCCAGATGAAATTAGTAATATACGAGTCAGATTTATAAATGACGATGCTGATGCTGATATGGTTGTCCGTGTTGACCTTGCTAAACTTACAACGGTTAGTTAGTTAGTCGGTGAGTTAATGCCTAATATCGTAAAACCTTTACAGTGGTGGGATTATAATAGAGATAATCCACTAGCTCACGGTCTTGTGGGTTTATGGCCTTTCTGGGAAGGTATGGGTACTACTGCACAAGACATGGCTGGCCCAAACAATGGCACCTTAGATAATGGTGTAACTTGGGCATTAGGCGAAAACGGCTTAGAATTAGATTTCGTAGCTGGCTCTTCACAATGTGTTAGTGCAGACGCACCTGTTACAGGTGCTCCATTAACAATGATGTGCCGGGCAACTTGTGACGATGCAACTGGCTTTTACGGGCTTATGTCATTAGGAAATTCTAGTGCTTTAAATAGAATTAGATTATCAGCTGGTGGAACTGTTGGTGGTGACCCGATTTATGGTACAATTCGGTCGGTAGCAGGAACTATAAACTGGCCTACTACCTCTGGATACACCGCAAACGAGCCATTTACAGCTACTATAGTCCTAGTTAGTGCTACTGAACGTCATGTTTACATAAATGGCGGCAGCGTAGGCACGAACACAGCAAACCGCACACCAACAGCTATGACAGATTTCAGAATAGGCTGTAATGTCACAGCTGGTGCTAATGATAATTATTTAAATGGTCGGATTGAAATTGCTGCAGTTTGGAATAGGGCATTACCAGTCAGTGAAATACAATCAGTCCATGGAGACTTTTATCAATTATTGCAGCCGCCGGATAATATTCCATCAATAGCTGCAGCAACTTTGGCTCCGTCTGGAATTACTCCTACACAATATTACAATCTCTTCCTTAGAGGTGTTGCATAATGGCTGGATTAGAGAAAAATGTAGCTTCCCAGAAATGGGTTGTGTTTGCTTTTGATAGAACTGATAACACTCCCAAAACTGGTGATGCTGCCAACATAACTGGCAAAATAGCTCTCGATTGGGGTGCTCGTAATGCTATAACAGATACTAATCCTACGGAACAGGAAGATGGTTTCTATGCTTTTGATTTAAGTCAAGCTGAGACCAATGGCGATGTACTAAACATCTATCCGGAGAGTTCCACAGCTGATATACAAGTGGTTGGGGTTCCAGCAACAATATTCACTATTCCTGGTGATTGGCGCAGCCAGTGGGATGGAACCGGATTGAGTGGCGACACTTATCCGGCTACCCAGGCTCAATTGAACAATATTTCAACTGGCTCGGCTGCTATTAATACAACTGCAAATGCTAACACCACAGTTACAACTGGTACTCAGACTCTTACTTATACTGCAACACATGAATTAGACTTGACTTACCATGAGATAGCTCCTAACCCAACTATTGAGATGTACTATGAATTTGATATTGGCGCAAATTCAGCCCCAGTATCAGCCCTGTGGCAGGGTTATGTAACGACTATAAATGATAATGTTGAAGTTTATGCTTATAATTGGGTTGGAACTGCATGGGAACAAGTTGGTGCAATAATAGGCACTATTTCAACTGCACGTAGGGACCAGATTTTCAACTTCACTGCAGCACATGTAGGAACAGGCACAGATTCAGGTAAAGTAAGATTGCAATTTACATCTGATGGTGCTGATGTTGCCACGAATCTAGCCACCGACCAAATTCTATGTTCATATACAAACGTGAACCAGTCAGTTGGATATGCTAATGGCTCTCTGTGGTATGATGACACCGCAGCCAACACTAATACAGTTCCGTTCGTAGATGGTACGGCTGATAATCCAGTAAGCACATGGGCAGCTATAACTACGTTGATTACATCGACTGGGTTGAAGAGAATTGAAATTGCAAATGGTTCTACTGTGACGTTCGTTGCTAATAGTGATAATTTGATATTATCCGGTAAACAATGGACATTGAATTTAGGCACTCAATCTTGTGATGATACTGTAATTGAGGGTGCTAATGTAACAGGTGCCTGCACTGGTGATACTATCTTCTATGATTGTAGTTTAGCTCATGGAGGCGGTGCATTAGTTGCATCTGGTATAGAGGCTCATAATTGTGCTATTGCTGGCGATATAACCATGTTCGCCGCAAACACCTATTTCTTCGACCAGTGCTATAGTGCAATTGCTGGAACTGCAACTCCATCTATTGATTTTGGCAATAACGCAGACGATAAAAACCTCAACTTCCGTCATTATTCTGGTGGAATTGAATTTAAGAATATTGGAACTGGTGGTTCCACAGACAATATCAGCCTTGAAGGTTGGGGTCAGTTCATCATAAATGCAAACTGCACGTCTGGCGTGCTGGCTATTCGTGGCCACTTCAAGAAGACTGATAATACAAATGGTAATATCACAATAGATGATAATGTTAACTTCATGTCTTCGGTTATTACTGCTGGATATGCACAAGGTTCAGGAACTGGAAATAACCAAATCCAGCTGGCTTTGACGGCATCTACAACTGCAGGTGCTTATGACCCATCTGAAATCTTCATTGTGTCTGGTACTGGTGCAGGACAAACTCGTCAAATCATAGAATATGCGGCAGACAGAACTGCTACTGTCGATCGCAATTGGAAGGTTAATCCTGATACGACCTCTGAATATAGAATTGCAGGTTCTGCTGGTAGAGAGCATGTAAATGAAGGTTTGGCACAAGGTGGAACTAAATGTTGCATCACGCTAAATGCCCTTGCGTCTAGCGAAGATGGGGCTTATAATAGACAAGTTATTTTCATAAGGTCTGGTACCGGTGAAGACCAAGCTAGAATTGTTAAATCTTATAATGGCACTACGAAGATAGTTACGGTCGACCGTGATTGGGATGTCACTCCAGACACCACATCGGGCTATGTCATGTTACCAACTGGACTGCAATTAGATGGTGAACTGCAATCTGCTATAGCTAAGATTAATAGCATTAACGTTGATAGATTAGATAGGTCCACTGAGAGGCGAGGAAATCGCTAATGGCTGACGCAACGAGATATATCGATTTAGAAGGTGGCAACAACGGGAACGATGGCTTGACCGCCTTAACTGCATGGCTTACACCTGAAAAGGCATTAGAAACTTCTCCACCTTCAGTTGGAGATGGTTATACTTATACAATTAATGTCATTACAGATGGAACACCTCACGCCTATACTTATAATTTCACAGATGATGGTGACTACCATCTGTCTGGTAGAACTGTAATTATTCAATCCAATGACACGACCAAAGCGTCACTAACTGGCACAAAGGCTATTGGTATTGATGCTGCATGTACTAGTGGTACACAAATCATCAGAGATGTGGATTGGACTGGTGCATTTGATTTCCTACAATTCGCCAATGGCACTTATTATAACAATATTAAAGTAGAGAGATGCATTGGTGATGCTCCAAGCCAAATTGTCCAACTGGGTGGCGGCGTTACTTACTATGGGAATATGGAATTTACCGGCTGTACTTTTGAGAGTGATGATGGTTTTGCGATATTCCAGAGTTGGGGTTCATTGAAGTTTGAACATTGCCATTGTACAGTCATTTCACCTGTCGCAGGAACAGATACGCTTTCTACAGGTACAGGTGGTAGTTACGGTGACCTTGTTATTAATAATTGTACATTTATAGTAACACTCACCACAACTGGTGCATTTTTTAATAATGGCGTCTTTGCGGGAACTGCTGCAAGTTTATTGAATTACCCTGTAGATGCTAAGATTGAGATTACAAACAGCACTTTTGATTTTACATCGGCATCAACTGCTGGGTATATGTTCTTCATCCAGCGTCCATCACATACTTCAGTTGGCAAATTAAGTGTAAATTTCAGCAATAATTTCATCAATGCTGATTCCTCATTTAGAGTTATGAGAATTGGTGCTCATGAAACAGACGTTCCGAGATATCAGTTTAATTATGAAGACCGTGGTCCTGGTTTTGGCACCATTAAAGTCACAGACAATAGAATTATAAATGCGTCTGGTGATGTGTTCATTATAGGCCAAGGCGGGCATAATGCTCAAGTTTCTGGGAACTTCTTCAAAGGAGCTGGAACATTAACCACCGAGATTATTGGTGATAATAATGAGTGGTACGGGAATGTCTTTGATGGCATAAGTTCGTTGATAATATATGGCGATAAGGCAAATGTTCATCATAATACCTTCTACGCATCAGATGATAACACCATCAAAATAGGAAGACCAGGCGTTGGTGTGGCTGCTTGGGAATCTGCAACTGGTTGTGAAGTACATCACAATATAATCTATAATAATTCAGCAAATGCTAGTGATGCATGCTTGTACATCGCAACAAACGATTACTCAGATGAATACCCATTTGATAATAATTTCTATGCTAATGACTATTACCCAGCTAATGCAGCCCAAGTTGCTGTAATTAATGGGGTATCATTGGCTGCAGTTGCCAATTTGCAGAATTATTGGCAAACAACTACTGCTGATGGCAGCGGTGCGACGCCATTTAATAAAGTAAATCCAGATTCAGATATGGATTCTGTAAGCATCGATCCATCATTCTCTGACGTTACTAATGGTTTCAGATATGGTTTTGAGCCTACTGAGATGGACCTTTACACTGGAGATGATGATTATTTAGGTGCAATTCCTCCAGCTGATAATCCGGCGATGGTCACGAGAGACAATCTAGGTGAGCCAGTAGGTGCTGATATTTCTGCAGATATAGCAGCTATAAAGACGGTAGCGGACGATATCTTCTTGGACACTACGGACATCTTGGCAGACACAAACGCACTAGTCTTAGATATAGCAGCTATAAAGGGTGCCACATTTGATACTAGCACTGACTCTCTTGAAGCAATTAGAAATCGCGGCGATGCAGCTTGGACTACAGGTACTGGGTCTGGAACTGGTGCAATATCAGTCGACCACGACACGCTAGATATAAATGGCAATAACATGATTTACACTTCGGCACCAGGTGTCGGAATTGATAATGCAACTGTAACTGCCTATCTGGAATCTGAAGCGTCTATTGGTGATTTTAGTAATCCTAAGGGCACAACCACTACAACTGTAAATGGCAAATGGCGTGGCCCGCTGTTGCTGGATGCCGAGACATATACCATAGTTTTCAATCTCCAAGGCCAGTACGGGCCTGACCAAACAAATGTTATAGTCACATAAGGAGTTAGAAATGTCTGATAAAGAAGTGAAACCAGGTTACAAGTCATCTGAATTTTGGCTGAGTACTGTGGCGTCTGTCATAGGATTACTAATGGCATCTGGGGCACTTGATGGAAGTGACAATTGGGTCACGAAAGTCATAGGTGCAGCCATAACTATCCTGACCGCTTTAGGCTATAATGTTGGTCGCGCAAAAATAAAGAGCAAGGAATAAATCATGACGATATCTGGGACCCCAGTAGCAGCTCCTACTACATTAGTGGGGCTTGATAGATTAAAAGACGGACTCCAAATAGCCCGCACCAACGATGACTATAACACTGTCCTCAATGACATAAATGCTGCGGTCTCTGGTAGAATCTCTAAGATGTGTTCCCGTAGGTTTATTGCTGAAGATTATCGTGAATTAGTGTGGGTGAATGAGAGCCAATACGTCATAGTTGATAATGCCCCAGTCATTATGATTGAAAAGGTAGGGCATGGACTAGAGAGGTTATTTAGTGTAGAGAATGACACCGCGTTAAGGGCGATGGTCATAGTTGAAACTGACCAAGTGCGTTGTCGTACAACCTCAACCGCCGGTGCAGTCACTAATTCAACATTTGCATTTACAACTTACCCATTGGTCTCTGATATTGTAGATGGAATTAATGCACTCACTGGATATACAGCTACGTTAATCACAGATGCACCATCAAATGAGTTATGGCCTCGTGCTGGAGTAAACTGCACCGCAAGAAGGGTGGATATAGACGGTGTTGATTCCGACTCATTTGATATTGAATACGATGTGGAACCAGATGTTGGTGGAATTGCATTTTATAATATCCCATTTAGAAATGCATTGGTTTGGTATCGTGCTGGGTTTGAACAGATACCTGATGATTTACAGCAATGTGCTATTGCTATTGCGCGTATCAGCTTCAATATGATAGGTAAGGACCCGACAACCACATCTGTAACCACTGCAAAATTGGAATCTACTGTTACCAGGTCTATCACTAATTTAGAGGCTGATATTAGTAAGACCATTAATCGTTACAAATTTATACGAGTTGCCAAAGAAGTGGCAGGTCGTGGTGGTGGATATCAGGGAATTTGGAGATAAACCTTGGCTTATATAAATATTGACACAGCGACTTTAATTAAATATCACGATTCAAGAGATATAGTGCAATTATCTAATGATGATGATACTATTGACGCTACTGAAGTTACCAACATTAACGAAGATGTGGTGATGGTTGCTGAAAATGAAGCGGCATATACAATTGATAATTATCTTCGGCATGTTTATACATTCCTGGGCACAGGTGAGACGGGCACTGGTGAGCCATCTATAACTCCAGAAATCGAATCTATAACTGCCCACTTGACATATTGCAATTTATGGCGTAGGCGTCTTATAACCCCGGAAATAACTGCATTTAGAGAAGAGCAAATTGAGCGTCTACGCCGAATGGTAGAGACTCAAGAGGAAATTAGGGAAAATAGATTAGTCCCAGGCAAGAGTTCTAAAAGATAATTAATATTAATAGGCAAAAATAATACGTGATTCAACTTAAAATAGACTTATCTAGTTTTAAAGAAGCCCTTGACGAAATCAAGGAAGAATTATCTGAAGAACTAGTTGATGTCTTTAAACAACGCATAAAAGATGGCCCATGGGATAAACTCAAACGCAATAGAAGGTATTTTCCCAAAACTGGGCATATATTGTGGCCTACAGGACAAAATCTATTGGCATCAATGGATTCTGAAATACAAGGCGATACAGTTAAAGTAGGGTCAGATTTTATTGGTGCTGCGGTGTTGCATGATGGAATACCTGGTGTCATGCCGGAAAGACAATATTTAAATCCTGACCACAAAGAAGTTTATACTAAAATTGAAGAAGTTTTTAAACGACATAGTTCGTAGGAGATGTATAAATGGCTTCTAGAGTTTCTATTACGCCGATAGCTGGGCACTTTACTGCAACATGGGATAGTGATTCTTTAGGGCAAACCGAAGAGGGTTTCCAAATTAGAATCATAGGTGGTGCTGAAGATGTTACCGCTGATGCAGGAGGTATATCCACTCTGACCCGTATTTGGCAAGGCGGTAATATGTTTATAGATTTCGTTGGATTAGAATATCATAAACTATTAAGTGCTGGATTGTTCTATCCTGTCAATACCCTTCATGCTAATGGCCTGCCTGATAACTTGACAGATGCAGTTGGTACTAATGAGTATGCAAGCTATAAGCCACTTGTACTAACCCCAGTCGGCGGTAATGCGAGCACTCCTGGTGGAGTAATTACATTCCTAAAGACTATCTTAGTTAGTGAAATCACAGTCCCGCTTGGGTCAAGATTTACAAGAGTACCTGTTACATTCCAGGCGTTCCCAGACACTGGCACCAACGATGACTACTTCACATGGGCATAATACTTTTTAAAGGAGCTAATAATGGCGAAGTTTAAGATTGACAAAGAAGCTGCACTTATGTTGGATGTGGAAATTGATGATAATATCAAGAGAATTGATATTTTTAAGACACACTCTGATATTACTGCCAAATTCCACGCCGCTGAAGGTGGATTAACATCTGAAGAAGAGGCAGACGTTATTAGGAAGGCAGTAGGATTTAAGAAGGACGTGCCTACATCCGAATGTTTGAGATTTTTCTTTGCATTAGCCGAAGAAATTGCTAACTTCTGTAAAGTAAAAAACGTACCTACCGCTTAGCGACCTTGATGCGGTATTACCATCAGCCGCTAAGCGAAGTAAAGAATATGCCGGAGGCCGAACAAGTTGCACTTATACACCACATGGATAGGATTAAAGCACAAGAACAAATTGATGCAATATTTGTAAAACTTGGTGCAGGCGATAGTAGTTTCAATTATCTTAGATATTTAGGCGATAAAGCCTATGTGGATGACGAAGATAATGAGAAATTCCAACTAGCCGTTAATAAGTTGCAACAAAGGGCTGCGGCTAAACAAGACGAGTTGAAATATAATACTAAATCACAATTGGCGGATATGAAATGTCGATAGATTATACGGAATTATTCACTAGAATTGGCAGCATAGTCAATGAGGTTAACCTCAATATTCTTAGACAATATCCGCAGTTGATGGGTGCTAATTCTGGCGCAGATGCAATACTTGACAACTTCAACGATAGAAGAGATTTAGTATTAGGTATTCAAGAATCATTTGAGGGGTTTGTTGAAGACACACAGGCATGGTCAGATACATTAATAGAAGTTGTTAATAATGTTCTGGCAGATTTGCAAATTGAATTGAATGCCCCGGACTCATCTCCAGAGACTATCTTCCCACTTCTAATTGATAGAATGCGAGAAGATAAAGTATTCATAGAGGCTAACTTTGTAGAAGGCAGTATCACCACTTCAACTGATAATTTGGGAACTTCTGATTTATTGGTTTCGCTTAATAATGTAGATGGTGATTTAGATGAGAGAATTCTAGACCAGACAATCGCTGTTAGATGTGACGTTGATAGGCATACTGGTGCGACCGCTGGCTCGGAGACATTTTCTATAACTGGATACCCAGTAGAACCCCCAGCATCATATAAAACGCAAGGTGATGGCACGGGTCCAGCCATGGGCACCCTTCAAGCAAGTAATGCATTGTCAAATGGTGACTTCGAGAATTGGACCGATGATGACCCAGATAGTTGGACGATTGAAACTGGCACGACACCTTCGAGTTTTATACAAGAAACTGCTGATGCTTATACTGGTGATTCCGCTGCTGCATTTGTGGGTGATGGAGTTACATTAAGTGCTGAAATTTCGCAGAATATCTTCGATTTAGTTGAAGTTGATACAATTCAGTGTTGTGCATTTAACATTAAGAGAAATGAGGATTCAGAATTTAGTGCAACTACAGATGGTGATGGCACTTTTTCTGTTTATATTAGAGATGGTGTAAATTCTGATATTATAATCTTCCAAAGCGATGCTGATGAAATTGCTACATCTTATGAAACTAAACATGCATTCTTTGTAATGCCAAAAGACCCAGCCGATGAAATTGAATTAGTTATACAATGGGAAAGCACCACGGGATTGCCTCTTGGCGCTCAAATCGTAATTGACAATATTGCCATCGCACCTGCTACTATCTATGGCAATACTGCTTATGCAATACAGCGTGGCGATGTTGATTCCATTAGGGATGACAACTACACAGTCGAGACGAATAACGATTTCGATGGTGTATTCCAAACTTTCTTCGGTCGCTGGTATGATGTTGCTTTGCCCTCTACCAGGTCTGAAGATGTTGGCTCTGAAGTTACATCCACTGAGGGCGAACTAATTCCTGATTCATTGGCAACCGGATAGTGAATAATCATGAATACAACAGAAGTTTTAGTCGCTCTCAAAGACAGGTTGGCTGTAGCAGGTATTCCACATGTTGGTGTTGGGAATGTGATACTTGCAACTCAAGACATACCTATAGAACGATATAACCATACCTATATCCAGTTGTCATATGGCGGTGATATACAAACTCCACAAGCTTATGGTGGTGGTGCGTTTATACGTAATTGGAATTTGGCAGTTGTAATATCTAGAATTCAAACTGTTCCGCAAATGAGTTCTACAGAACAATTCACGCGTGATTTAATTGAATTAGCTACTTCAGTAACCCAAGAATTACATTTACTATATGATATTGCAGTTGGTACTGATGAAGAAGAAATTGCCCAACCTATACAAATGATAGGCCAAACTCAACCGCAAGTTGTTACTCATGCATACCGGCGCGAATATAAATTAGCACAATCATATTCAATATGGAATTTGATAGCGCCATTTAGTTGTTTCGAGGCTAGTGTTTAATGGCTAAATTCAAAGTAGAAGTTGATTTTGTCTTCAATGAGCAACAACTTGACCAAATGGTTAAACGTGCTCAACAGAAGATTAATGAACAAACCGGCGGTTTAGGCACCGGTACAGGTAGTGGTATAGGTGGCGGGGCAGTTGGCACTGGTGGAATAGGTGGCGGGGCGG